AAACAAAAGTAGACCTGCTTTAGAGGACTCCTTCCAACTGTTCCTGGCGCTTTTTACCCCACCTCTATTGGGCCATATATGGACTCCCACTCACTTGCAATCCAATCATAGGGTAGCTCAGTAAAGGCGGCCACCTCATCTATACTATAGCCATCTTCGAGCATCTCCTGAGCCATTATTAGCTTATCTTTTAGCTTTCCCATTCATTCTCCCAATACCAAAGTCCATCATCATCACGGTCAGGTCCATGCCATCTTGGATCGGAGCCATACATCTCCTCGAGCATGGCATCATACTGAGCCTCCACCATGGCATCAATAGCTTCCTGAGCTAGCTCCTGGAGCTCTTGGTTAATCTCATCGAAACTGGACACCACCATTGTATCTCCTGTCAAGGTGTAGGTGAGGCAAACATACGGGCTCCATCTGACATAAAACGGCGAAGTTCAGCCCGAACCACAGAGGGGTACTCATCGATGTTATCCAAAATAAACTCTAAGGCACCTAAGGTATCATAGCCCCAGGAATCTTTCATGGAGTTCACTTCGCTCATAAGGTTATCGTACATTATACACTCCTATCCAGATAAGCATCATACACAATGTAAAGGCCACTTAGAATGGCCAGGGCACTGAAAATAATATCAATTGTTTCCATCATATCACCCCAAAGTAGTAACAGAACCGTGAGCCAGGTAGCCCCAGATTATCAAACCCGCAAATAGTATCAAAATCGCAATCATCTCAATCTCCAAATCATCTCATCACGGTGCCATTATGGCAGAAAGGGAGGGTTTTGTCAAGCGATATTTTTTGTTATGAAAGTGATAACTCCCGAGCAGGGTACAGGATCTGGCCATCGAATTCTAGCTGGGATCGCTCAAACTCGGTCAAGTAATCATCAGGCACCACCTCCCAGTCAAGGATATGCTCACGGAAGTAATCGTTATCAATTTCAATCTGACTACGGAGCGCCACGACAACCCCTGTGGTCTTATCGAAGTCCTTAAAATTCTTTACCACATAATCACCACCGCCCTTTGGTTTCCAGTACGCATCAGCTCCAGTACCAATGGTGCCATCTTCCCGCCAGGCGTAATTCTCCCAAATTTGAGTAGTGATTAGCAGTTTCATATTAGGCTCCCAGGGCCATCACAGTAACAGGACCTGCCTTACGTGCAGCCTTTCGAGCCGCAGCACCAACCTTCGGTGCCTTTAGAGCCGCAAGTTTCGCTTCCATCTTAGCGATTCGCTCTGCTTTTTTGACCTCACGAGCAGCCGCTTTCTCCACTCGAGCCTTAGCCTTTAGCTCCTTCGTTAGAGCCTTCGACAATTTTCGATTAGCCATATCAGCCTTAATGGACTCACGGAGAGCCTTGACAGTTTCACGTTTTTGAGCAAGGGTCAGACCCTCAACAGAAGCACAAGCAAAAGTAAACATTTTATTAACTCCTCATCAATTCATCACAAAACCAATTATACACAAATAGGCAGGAATGTCAAGCGTTATGTGGTTCGCTCACCAGGGCTTACATAACCTCGACCTCGCACAGTACCACGCCGTTCAGGCCGATTATAGAGAGCCTTATCAAGATTGAAAGTTTTCTCTCCCTTGCGAGGTTTTGCAGGTTCGATAACAGCCACATTCTTAAAATCTTTGTAAGCCGCCTCTAGTTGTTCTTTTGTAAACATCTTGTCCTCCTGATAATTTTCTATGGTTCCATTATACAGAAAATGCGGTAAAAGTCAAGGCCCGCTGTTGTATAAAAACTACAGACAGGCCTTGGGTTTTAGTATAGAATGGAGGGCGGAAGAGGGAGGGTGGATCACCAGTCCTCGGCCTTATCGTAATTAGTATAATCGTATAGGTCGGGAGGTAATTCGGGTATATCGACGGCGAATTGGTCTATTGTTACTGGTGGCTCTTCGCCTCGCTTATCGGCATTTACTCGGCGATTATTCACAGTGGCCAGGGCAATACCTTCGGGTGTTTTATAGTATTCTCTGAGTCCTCTGGAGATTTTGTTTTTTGTTTCGTTGGTATAAGTCCTGGAGGTATTTGAGCATGCCTGGGAGCAATATAAGCCCTTTTTCCGGTGTTTTCCACCGCAGGCCGGACAATCCTTCTCCCTATACACTCCTGGCAATCTTATACTCCCATTCGGTTACTACCACTTTTTACCACTTTTCTCCACTATTTCACACACTAGGTTTATCATACCTTCGGCCATATTGTGTATGGTGTCCTTGTGGTTCTACACTTGGATACTTTATATTGCTCTCTATAGGTAATCCAAATCGTTGGCGTATATTCTTTTTATCGGCCTGAGCACCACAGCAGTTTATACATTCTTGGATGAGTAACTCGGCCAGCATTTCCATACGGTGTTGGCAATCCTCACTGATATATTGGTGGAGGCCATGTTTAATCATCAGAGCTTTAATTTGTTCGTTCATTCTAACAATGTCCTATTCTGAATGTCCCAAAATCTTTGTGTGGCTTCTTTGGCAAAATCAAGTGAAATGTATTGCCCTAGGTGTTTTTCATCTTGAACGGTAAAACTGTATTCGCCAATGTAGACTAGGGATATCCATACTTCTTGGAGTGCTATCTTGCTTACGGCACCTACGATTCTGCCTGTGGCTACATTATGATAATAGTGTTTTTCGCCAAATCGTTCCCACTTGTATTCATTCATATTTTCTACATTCAGCAATTAATTGTGATTTCACATGATTAAATCGTTTGGTCCATTTCTCCTGTTCGGCGATACATTCTTTTTCAGTAGAGAAATTGGTGTGTATGACAAAATTGGTTGGCACACTGAGCCAAAAAACTAGAGCCCAGGTCATTGTTTGTCCTCATGGCAAACGGGTACATTTTTCCACTCTGACCAAACTAGGTGTTTAAAATAGAGGCCGTTGTTCACCGGATCTGGATCTTCTTTTACTCGGTACTGCAAGACTGCCTTCCCGTCTGATTTTGCTAGTAGTCTCATCTCGAACATATTCATATTCCTCAATTAGAACCATTATAAACATAAAACCAAAGCCAGCGAGGCAAATGCCAAGTATATCACCTCTTGATATGGCAAAGGTCATGGTTGCCCACCAGAACAAAAAATTAATGTGCATCATACTCTATCCTTCTTTTTTACGGCATCTTTGAGCATTGATCGAACAATTAACACCACTCGATTCTTTTCACGCTCACTTAGTATCTTGACCAAGTTTAGTTTATCATCATAACTATTGGCACCCTCCAAAAACTCTTTTGGAACGGCCATCTTTTTTTTCTTAGGTTTGTATTTACTTAGCTGTGACTTTACATCTTCGTTATCATCGGACATTATTTTTCCTTAGGTGATCCAATCTGTATCTTTTCATCGACACAATAACCACCCTTGAAAACATAAACGCCAGAATCAATTCTTATTTGCTGGTAAACCTCATTATCTACACATTTATATGGATCACGGTAAGAGGTGGCGAAATAGTATACAGCATAGCCTATGACCGCCAGAACCATTAAGATTGGAAGGTATTTCAGATACTTTGCAACCATTGGTAATGATTCTAGTATCTGGGGTAAAAACTTTAATAGGTTATTCATACCTATTATTTAACCTTTTAGTGTAGTGGCTGAGCGTTTTTTTGTATCGTATCTTTTGCTTTATCGAGAACCAATGAAAATTCTTTTTGGCTACCAACAAACTCATTTGCCACAACAAGGCGGGCTAAAACGTAGGCTGACATGGTCAATGGGTGCATTTCATATTTCATTGCAATTGTGGCCAAGGCCTCATCAATATCAAAGACCATATCTTTGAATTCAGTATCGCTCATTATCAGCCCTTTTGATTCATTCGAAGCAACCGCACTTGCTCATCGGGTGTTACAAATATTCTAGCACGAATGGTTGTTTCCATACTAGCGTAATCTTGCTGTTTGGTGAATTCAATATAATGGCCATTCATCAATTCTCTTACTAATTTTGTAATCAATCGATTTTTCAGTTCAATGTCATCCATTTGTATGGCTTCATTGGCATCAATAGACATTTGAGCCGTGACCATTTGGCCTTTGATTAAATCAAGTGAAGCATTTGTCACATTGCCATTAATACTGCCGACACCACGTACACTGTTGCCAACACCAGAATTCCAACGCATCACTGAGGCATGGTCAACCACTGGAGGATAATCTTTCTTTACATCATCAATCAAAACATCTACACTTTTCAATTCACTCATCACCAATCCTTAAACATTTGCATAATGTTTCCAATAATGTTTAATTTTACTATAGCCAAAATCAAATATGCGGCAATGAAGCCGCATAAAAACCAATCAAACTTGTTCATAATTTTCTTTTTCTAATTCTTCTACCATTTTCATTATTAATATTGCCGCCCGCTCACACAATGGTTCAGGGTGTCCATAAGTGGATAGTTCTTCCGCTAGTAGTTTAGCATCTTTTAATTCATTTTTTGTAAATCTCAGTCTCATATGCACTCACGATCCTGTTTCTCAATTCGGTAGATGAAAACTTGTGGGTTCTTTTATTGAAGTGTATTTCCATTGGCAAATCATTACCCGTGAAAAACTTATCTTTGTACTCTTCGCCGATAATTCTAACATCTATATTATAGGCTTTGAGTATTTGGAGTAAATCGTCCTCTGACTCGTAAACCACAATTTCATCAACATATTTTACGGCAGATAATTGAATGAACCTTTCGGTCACACTTTGAATTGGTTTATTTTTGGTTGTTCTATCTATTGTTGGATCGGTTTGTAATCCCACAATAAGATAATCACATTGGTCTTTTGCTTCTTTGAGCATTAGAACATGGCCGGCATGAAGTAAATCAAAACATGAACAAGTAAATCCCACTCGCATAATAAACTCCTTTAATTGTTTGGCTTATATATCTGATGGCCCAAAATGCCTTTGATAAAAGGCTCTTTTGTTTCTTTATAGTACAGGGTGTTCAGCTGAAACTCTTTTTCCACTTTATTGGGATAATTTTTAAAATTATCTATAATTGGCTGAAATGGATTATATGTGCTGAGCATATTGTGGGTTCAATTCTACAACATGATTAATGAAATTGATGGCCTCTATTTCAGATTCAAATTGGCGTATAATTGTTTGCCCAGTATAGGTTGAAACAAAGAATATTAAAATGTGGTCGTTATTGAATATGGAAAACTTTACAAGCCAACCATTTCTTTCGATTGGATTCCACGATTGAATTTTTGATGCCGCATTTAAATATTCTTTAGACACGGCTTTTGATATTGGTTTTTTCATATGCCTCAGATCCCTCCAAGGCATATGTATGATTAATTGGATTTTGGTGAAACACTTTCGATAGCATGTTTTGCTAAGGTAGTATTGATTTTAACCATTGATTTTGCAAAAGTGGTTTGTGCATCGATGAAGTCTGAAGCAATTTTGCTTAGAGTTTTATCGGTGAAGATTTCATTTGAAATGTTTTTCTTCGTGTTTTGTAGGACATCGATGAAAGCATCTGGTGTCATAAGGTAGTTTTTGTACATATCTTGAAACATAATTTTCTCCTGTAGGTTAGACAGCCCCATTAGGCACTGTCCTTCTATTTAGTAGTTTTGTTGCTTTGCACAATAGTTTTTAGGTGATCTTTTCTTATCTTCGCCGAGACCCAATCATTGTACCACATATCAGATTCTAGAACCCTTCGGTCCATTTGTTCTCTTAATTCAAAATAAGAGCATTCAGATTTGGTTTTACAGAGGTGGAGAATTGTTCTGCGGAAGTTATGTTCGCCTAGTTCGGCCACTTCTCTTTTGAGTGTTTCGTTGGAACCCCAATAGGTTTCCCAGTCAGAAACTTTTCGTATTTTTCTTTTCTTGCCGTTGACCTGCTTTGTGCCAGCTTTACTAAAGTATTTGCGTCCAATATATTTTCTACCTGTGATAAGGTTTTCTATCAAATAAACAAAACCAAAATGTGTGCCGCTTTCTTCAAACGGCACACCGTCATAATACCATGTCATAATTAATCATCTTCATCATCATATTCTTCGGATTCTAATATGTAGGCGCTGCAAAACGGACAATGAATTGGATCACTTTCGCATACATCTTCATTGTATTTAATTGTAAATTCTGATCCACATTCATCACATAAATGGTGTATGGTAGCCATTAGTTACACCATGACTGCTTTGCTTCACCATAGTATTCACGAGCGAAACCATTTTGAATCAACATGGCTCGTAGACTTTGGCCATCTAGAATAATATCTCCTAAAACCCGACCACCAAACTTGTCCCAACCATATAGAACGAATTGTCTTTTAGTTGATTTAGCGACAGCATTAGTGGTAAATTTAGATGCGAGTAGCCCTCTTTCATTTTCTTGTGGGCACTGAGCACGATGGCCTTTTTCTGGAGTATCAACACCATATACACGAACAGCAAGCTCTTGTTTTAATGGTGGTGGTAAAAATGGTGCAGAAACAACTACCGTGTCACCATCACTTACACGGAGAATTTGAGCATCATACATGACACCTTGTGGTGTTTTAGCCAAGGCCATATTGACCAAAGGAAAATACATCAAAAATGCTGCCATAGCGGCAAGCATGATATAATATTTTTTTACATTCATTTTAATTCCTTTCGAGTTATTATACAGATTCTTTACACACCAAATTGAGTATGTCGAAACGTGTGGTATTTGGCACATTCAGAGGAACAACATGTGTATTGACTTCGTAGGTATTCCTAAAAATTATTTTATTAGTCTCATCAACATACATGTCCATGAGCAACATCAATTTTTGTTTACCGCAGTGTAGTGAACCGTAAACATATAATGCTTTCACAGGAACATCTGTGCCGTACATTTTCTCTGGAACGTGATATGGGACAAAAGCATGAAAACTAACCACTTCACCTTTTGTGCCTAGCATACCTTTCTCAATGTATATATCATAGTCATCGGACTTGACTACGAAATGCCAGTCGTTTTGATTATGAATAATTACATCATCTTTGGTAATATTCAGCGTGTATTCTTTCTGGCTGGCATAAGAGGAAGAGATGAGGAATAATGCCATGATAAAAGAAAATAGATGTTTCATAATGCCCCCCCTATGTTAGGCGTAAACATCTATTTAGACTAGTTCCAGTATTTGGTCCCGTCTAATCTATCCCAGTATTCTTTGTTATTACGATTTATGAAGTTTTTGATGAGATATGCTGCCATGCCAAAGTAACCCATCTTTTTGAATCTGCGGGAATCTTGTCCAAAGTAGTGGTTGATAATCTCGAACTTTTCGGGACTGTACATTCTTGAGAGAAAGAAATCTTCTGAGGTGGTATAGTTCTCAGGAAAACCACCATATTCTTCAAACTTATCTCTTCGTGTTAGCATAAATGCACCTACGGCAAATGGACTATATCTTTTGAGAATATTGTTTATAAAGTTAAACATCATAAATCCAAAACTTGCTCTCAAGTCCTTATCATAACAGTATATTTTAGCACCAACCAAATCCAAATCGTTGAATTCTAATTCATCAACAGCATCTCGAATCACATACTTATCTTGAAAACGAACGTCGGCATCTATAAACAAAATATAAGGAGTGGTAACTAATTTAGCACCATTATTTCTAGCAATTGATACGGGACCACCCTCAATGATTTCGATATTCAAAGATTCACTATTATCTTTTATAACTTGTCGGGTATTGTCTGTAGAACAATCGGCAATAATGATTCTAGTTTTGCCGATTTTTTGTAGTTTGAGTGATGTGAGTAAATGAGGGATATACTCTTCTTCATTCTTGCAGGGTATTACAATCGTGATTTTATCGCTAAGTCCTATCATTTTTTCACACACTTTCCTTCTATTTTGAATGAATCAAACTTCAACCAGTAATTCATGCTTTGTAAACTTTTCTCGCAGGTAATTTGATCAGGATATTCCAGAGTTATTTTTCCTGGTATGTCCTTTGGATCGTTTAGGTGCACCGCTATCAATATCATCAACCACATTGTCGCTCTCCTGTGTCCATGTTACTATTTCCCATCGACCATCATGATGCTCAACTAATGCTGTCAACGATTCAACCCAATCACCATCATTCATATAAGTTACACCATCTATTTCTTTAATTTCTGCATGATGTATGTGACCACAGATCACGCCATCGTATCCTTTTTTCTTGCAATAACCTGCTAGATTTTTTTCAAATTGAAAGATAAAATCTACGGCTTTTTTTACCCTGTGCTTGAGAAAACGACTAAGGCTAAAATAACCAATACCAATTCTATGTAAGATCCAATTAAATTTATTATTAACTGATAAGATGCAATCATACGCTCTGTCTCCTAAAAATGATAGCCATGGTGCTAATCTTGTGATACCATCAAACAAATCTCCATGAATCACCAAATAATGTTTACCATCAGCACCGATATGCTCACATTGATTAACCATTTCTAACATACCAAAACTTAGATTGTATTGAAGAAATGGTCGGAGAAATTCGTCATGATTACCTAAAACGTATACTACACGTGTTCCCTTTTTAGCATGACCTAAAACACGACGAACGACATTTGTGTGGCTTTGTTTCCAACGCCACTTGTTTTGTTTTATTTTCCAACCATCAATGATATCACCAACGAGATACAATGTATCACAAGTATTGTGTTTGAGAAAATTATTAAGAGCTTCAGCCTTGCAATCTTTTGTGCCAAGGTGAACGTCTGAAATAAAGATACTGCGATATGTTTTGTCCATAAGGGTTCTGGTTACGGGCTCCAGAGTCACCTGATTATTGTGACCGATTTTTAAGGGTTACTTAGAAACTTAGTTGACTTCTAAACAATACTGCTTTGTCGCCATTTACACGTGCGCCTGAACTACCGACTAGTGCATCAAATTTAGTGTCAACATAATTTATCATGAATCTAAGATTGTCGTTTACAAACCATGTCAATCCATATGTCATAGCAACTGCACGATTTGTTTTACCAGCTACAACTGTGATATTGCTGGCATCAAACTCACTGGCACGAACTCCAATTTGCCATGCACCGTTGCCACCTTTACCTACAGGATTATTTGGTTTGATCCAGTTGAACGCACCATCTTTGTAGGCATGATTTTCACCTGTAATATTATAAAGTGCTTGTACATAGTAACCTTTGATTTTTTGGTCATTACCTGTCGTAGGATCATATGTAAAATCAAAGTATTCACCTTGTACTTTTGCACCTTTGTATGCCAATGCTGCTTCAAGACCTGCACGTGTTCTTTCAGTAGAACCACTCAATGCAGGACCAACAAACCAACTGCTCTGTGTCCTTGCTTCAGTGCGACCACTTGATGGCGTTACACCACTCTTGATTGTACCAATGCTATAAGCCGCACCCAAGTGAGCAACAACTTCTTTATTACCAGCAAGTTCAGCTAGATTGGTGGTAACACGACCAATGTAATCAAAGTTATCATTGATAGCATCTTTGTTACCACGACCACGGCTAACTGCCAATTGATAAGTTAGACCCGACACAGGAACACCATGCAACATAAAGCCAGTTTCTTTTGCAGGAATCAATTCACTGTCATTCTGCCCAATCAAACTACGCTCCATGAAATCAATATTGTTTGAACTGGTCATTTGTTCAAGACTGAATGGCATTTTGAATAGTCCAAACTGAAATTGCATTTCAGGATTAGCGGCATAGTTTACCCACATCTCATCCATTGTACTCGAACTTGATGAAGCACCAACATCATTACCAAAGTTTGCAAGCAATTGATACTTGAAGTCTTTATTGAACTGACCACGCACACCAAATCTAGCACGGCGAACTTCTGCTAGGTTCTGATACGAATCCGTGGTTTGACCGACACCGTAATCTGGTGTGTAGTGTCGATAGTCCATATGTAATCGACCTGTAAATTGGGCAGTCGTGTTACCATCTTTGGATTTGAGTCCAAGTCCGTTTTCTGTGACTGCTCCATCGTTTGCTCTTGCTTGTCTATACTTGACTGAATCGCTAACGTCTTTGTCGATTCTTCTTTCAGCAAACTTTTTGTTTTCTTCTTTTTCTTCATATGCTTTGAGTTTATCTTCATATTCTTGTTGAGTGATTACATTCTTCTCTCTCAGAATATTCAGTGTGTCTTTATACTCATCAGCATATGCTGGAATCACTGCTGCTAAAGCAACTACAATAGAAAGTTTTTTTAATAATTTCACGATATATCCTTATTTCCAAATTGGGTTGTTATCTGGTCCACGGAAGTCTTTCTTCCAATTTTCTTGTACTAACTTGATTACATCGGCAGGCATATGAACATATTCCAATTCTGTTGACATTTGGCCACCATTCTTGTATGACCAGTCAAAGAATTTGAGAACTGCACGACCTGTTAATGTATCTGCTTGTTGTTTGTGCATCAGAATAAAACTTGCACCTGTTGCTGGCCATGCATCTTTACCTGTCTGCCATGTAAGCAACAAATACATTCCTGGTGCATTGTTCCAATCGGCGTTTGTTGCTGCTGCTTTGAATGTGGAATCATCAGGCAATACAAAAACACCATCACGATTCTTCAACGAAGCAAATGCAATTTTATTCTTTTTAGCATATGCATACTCAACATAACCAAATGCACCTTTGACACGTTGAACATTGGCTGCAACGCCTTCATTACCTTTGCCGCCTACACCAGTTGGCCATTTTACTGCTGTGCCTTCACCAACAGTTTTCGCAAACTCAGCATTTGCTTTGCCCAAGAAATTTGTCCAGATGAATGTAGTACCCGAACCATCTGCACGATGAACTACAGTGATGTTCATGGCAGGAAGATTCAAACCAGGATTCAAATCAGTAAGTGCTTTGTCATTCCACTTTGTAATCTTACCAAGATGAATGTTTGCAATAATTTCTGGTGTCAGTTTCAATTGTCCTGGAGCAATACCATCAAGATTGAATACTGGTACAACACCACCAATGATTGCTGGAAATTGAACAAGACCTTCTTTATCCAATTCTTCTTTCTTGAGTGGCATATCACTTGCACCAAAGTCAACTGTTTTTGCCTTGATTTGACGAATACCACCGCCACTACCAATTGATTGATAATTTAGACCAATGCCAGTTTGTGCTTTATATGCTTCAGCCCACTTTGCATAGATTGGAAATGGAAAAGTCGCACCAGCGCCAGTGAATTCTGCTGCTGATACGACTGAAGATACTGCTAATAGAATAGATGCTAAAAACTTCTTCATGTTATCTCCTATGGTTAGACTACTAAAATTATTCTAGTGTAACGGAACCGTCACAATTTGGAATTTTTTTTAATAGTCCGACCATCGAAGATAATCAGACTTTATATTTAGTATTACGCTGCTTTACCCCAAACTTCTTCCCAATTACCAGTCAATGCACCTTTGGCATAATCTGTAGCTCTGTTCTCAAAGAAATTCGTATGAGTTGGAGCATTAATCATCTCCTCAACCCACGGTAAAGGATTTTTCTTTACCTTGAAAATCCCTTTAAGACCAAGAGAAATAAGACGGCGGTCAGCAATATAGCGAATATAACGCTTAACATCTTCTGCATCTAGATTCTCCATAGAACCCATTTGGAATGCTAAATCGATGAATTTATCTTCAAGTTCAACCATTTTCTCAGCAATGGTATAAATTCTAGATTTTAATTCATCGTTCCAAATTTCTTTATTTTCCTCTATGTAGGTTCTGAATAATTTAATCATTGATTCAGCATGCTGTGTTTCATCAACGATAGACCAAGTAACAATTTGGCCCATACCTTTCATTTTCCCATGCCTAGGGAAGTTAAGTAACATGATAAAGGAACTGAATAATTGCATCCCTTCGGTGAAAGCAGAGAATACTGCAATATGAGTAGCAGTAGAAGCAACATCGCCATTCTGTGCGCTAAGATCAAGTACGTAATCATGTTTGTCTCTCATCGCCTGATATTCTAAGAATTGATTATACATTGCATCAGGCAGACCCAATGTTTCAATAAGGTGTGAGTAAGCAGCAATGTGTAATGCTTCACGAGCAGCAAAGCCTAGAAGCATCATACGAACTTCTGGTTGTGGAAAATATGGTAAATAGTTTTTGACATAACCACCAGCAACATCGATATCACCTTGTGTAAAGAAACGGAAAATATGAGTAAGAAATTGTTTTTCTTCTGTCGTTAATTTATTTTTCCAATCTTTTACATCTTCAGCCATAGGAACTTCCGTGTGAAGCCAGTGACTTTGTTCATGTTTCAACCAAGATTCATAGGCCCAAGGATAGTGAAAAGGTTTATACGATGATCTTTCATCTGTTAGTTTGCTAGCGGTTTTTTTAGTCATCTCCGTTTATCCATTCCTTTATTTGTGTTGGTGTCATTACACCAGTTTTTCTTTTAATTACATTGTTTGATTCATCTACCATTACTAAAGTGGGAATATTTCTTATTCCGTATTCCATGGCAATATCTGGATTTTTATCGATATCAATCACTTCAATCGATACGCCACTTGTATCGGTTTGGCCTAAGTTTGCGGCCATACTTTTACAAGGTCCGCACCAGTCTGCGGTGAATCTAATAATTTTTTTCATATCATTCCTCATACATGACGGTATTTGTGTCGCCTAATGCCCATTTTGGATTTTGTTCTACAACATATTTCTTTGTGCAAACTTTAAAGTCTGGAAACTTCAATTGTTTAGGATTACTTGCTGCATCTAAAAACAGGCAACGATTATTTGGCTGTGCAGCAAATTGACCGTTATCTAGTTCAATGAAATTGAAACTTTTATGATCTTCTGGCCATTCAGCATAACTTGTATCAATAATATTCAAATCTGGCGCTGAATGGTCTACCGTAAACAAGTAATTGCCTTGATAGAACTGTTTATCTTTAGCATAAAACTTTGCTGTTAGATTTCTCAGAAAGGCTTTTTGTATTACAGTAAAGTCATAACTGAAACAATCCCAAATCTGTAACGTATCTAGAGGTAAAAACTTCTTAGGGTCAAGATTCTCTGAGCGTGATACAAACGCATGGAGAGGTAGTTTGTCATAAATTGCGCCATAGTTTGGTAAGTATGCCTCTATTCTAAATGCTTGACCACGGATGCTTTTAAGTGTCACCCATATACAAGGCTCATAATCTCCATGACCTTTCTCAAAATCATAAAGAAACTCTTTGCGTATATAACAGTGTACTGGTGGTATGTTTGCAACTAAATGTGCCATTTATTTTTCCATTAGTTTGTTCACGAATTCTTTTAACATAACATGATGCCGGCCTTCATGCCAATGTCTGTGTAGATAAGGTTTGTTGTACCAAAATTCTTCCGCTTCTAAATGTGGACCTATTAATCCTATTCTACCTTGAATGATCGCTGCTGCATCACCATTCGAGTATCTGGCGACAACATCGTAGTATTCTGGATTTCCGACAAATGCAGTTCCATCATAAAAGAAGAATCTGTCTGGTACGCCATTCCAGTCACATTCAATTGCTTTGGAGTATGATCGCCTTGTGCAAGTATTCGGTCGTTTGATGTATTGGACGGCGTTTGCTCCGTACAGAAGATTAAAATAATCAGGCCCAGCCCAATAGGCACCCATACAGATACCAAGATATCTTCCACCATTTTTGATGTAGTCGGTGATAAGACGCCCATGAGACTTGAAATATGTGTCATAAGAATCAACATCACCGACCCCGCCAGGAAAACATACGAGGTCGACAGAATTAAAAAAGTCGTTTTCGATTTCATGTTTAGTAAATAATTTATAGGTGTAATCTGAGCCAAGTGCTTTGATTATACCATTGCACGATTGAACTGAACATCTAGGATGTTGAACAAATAGAGCAATGGTGGGCATTTTAACCTTCGCAGGCTAAACAAACTTCTTCGGTTGCTAAGGCTTTCAGGTCAATTTCTTCGATTACTTTTCTTTCGATTCTTTTCGAAACTTTATCCGCTTTCGCCAGTTTCTCTGAGCGGCAATAGTAAAGCGTTTTAAGACCTTGTTTCCAAGCTTGAAAATGAACGGCATGTAGGTATTTGATATTTACATCAGGTCTAAAAAAGAGGTTAATGGATTGCGCCTGGTCAATGTAACTTTGTCTGTTAGCGGCGTGGTCCACAACCCATCGTTGGTCAATCTCCATACTAGTTTTGAACACATTTTTTGTCCATTCATCCAAGAATTCCAAATGCTGAACGGAACCATCGTTTGCAATGATACTTGACCAGACTTCTTGGTAATCCAGTGATTTGCCTGCATCACATTTCTCCTGAATAATTTTATCAAGATATTTATTTTTGTTTAAGTGTGCTCCAGAAAGAGTATCTTGGCGATAGGCATTTGCACGATAAGGCTCAACAGAAGGGCTAGTGTTGCCCATGATAATGCTGCTAGAAGCATTAGGAGCAATGGCCATAAGATGGCTGAAGCGTAAACCGGTGCCCTTAGCATCCGGTGCTTCGCCTCGTTCACTGCCAAGTTTAACATTCGCTTCATTTAATTTCTCTCTGATATTTTTGAACATCTTGTTGTTTACACCCGTTGCTAACGCCGACTCAAACGGTATGTTATGTTTTTGTAGATAAGCATGAAAACCAAGAGCCCCCACACCGATGCTGCGCTCTTGCTGAGCAGAGTACCTGGCTCTAGAAATGTAATCAGGAGCGTTGTCAATAAAGTGCTGAAGTACATTATCCAGCATCTCGGCCACGTCCCGAAGAAAAAGTTCATTATCTTTCCACTCATCATAATACTCCAAATTTACAGACGAAAGACAGCAAACTGCGGTTCGCTCTTTATCTGTAGGTAAAATAATCTCACTGCACAGATTTGATTGCTTGATGCTCAGACCTTTTTTCTTTTGAAACTCTGGCATCATACGATTACTTGTATCGATAAAATGAATGTATGGTTCGCCAGTTTGCATACGAATGTCAAGAATTCTTTGCCATAGTTCTTTAGCAGAAACCACTTCACGAACTTCATCGTTATGTGGATCAATCAGTTCCCAATCATCATTAGCATTTGAATCTTCCATGCAAGTTTGAATTAATTGCATGAATTTATCTGTGATATTAATTCCGTGATGTAAATTCAAACAACGAAGATTGGGGTCACCCGTGGGCTTTCTCATTTCCAAAAATAAAAGAATATCAGGATGAGATATGTCAAGGTAGGTAGCATAAGAGCCACGGCGTGTTCGGCCTTGTCTGTAGGCCAATGATGAAGCATCGTAAGTACGTAAGTGAGGCATAATGCCAACGGACTTATCATCAGCAGAACGAATACCCAATCCAATTCCAACGCCGCCTCCTAACATTGATAACCAGTTTACTTCCGACAAAGTATCGACCAAACCTTCCGCACTATCATCAAGATAAGGGAGAAAACAAGAGATAGGAAGACCACGCTTACTGCGGCCAAAACTAAGAATAGGAGTAGAATAAGAAAGCCAATGCTTAGAACTATAGTTATACAGGCGTTGAGCGTGTTCAATATCAGAGCTAAAAGCTTTTGAAACATATGCAAACCTTTCTTGAGGAGAAACTTCAGTCTCTCTCATATAACTCTCTTTTAATCTTTTAATTCCAAGTTCATCGAATAAACTATCTCTCGAATAATCTACTACAATTCCGTTTACGATATCTTCCATTAATTCTGCTCCAGTTTTATTATTGATTTTCTACAAATTCGTTCGCCATAGGAAATACTTTGGCGATTACTTCTGCACATTTACGTGCAACTTCCATGTGTTCTTTCTGTGTGCCGTTTGCGGAACGGAGTTGTATGTAGTGGATCCAACTACGCAAGGTTCCATTCATGTACAAACGTGATTTGGTCAAGCCTTCAGGTAAAACTGCTCTGGCTTGTTCTTTGGCGATACCATTATCAATAGCCCATTTATAGGCTTGTTTAACCCTTAGAAGAACCGAAGCTTGTTCTTCTTCCCATCTTTCTTGTAAATAATCATCATCTATTTCAATACTGTTCTGACGATTCTTCGTATCTTGTAGTCTTGCTTCACGATAAACAAATGTATCATCCAATTCAGCAGTTGGGTCAGCATAGCGTTGACTAAACTCCTGAAAAGAAAAAGATCGATGCCTCAATATCTGTCGAGCAATGTCACGGGTCGTTTCAATTTCTAAACACATACTCACCATTTCCAGAGGCGACCAGTGCTGATTTTTAATCAAATAACGAATTAACTTCTCACTTGTTTCCGTGTTCATTTGATTGCTAGGGTTTGACACTCTAGCACAGAAAGATATTAACTCTTGTAAATCCTTTTCAATGCCACCACCTAATGTTCTTGGTATTTGCGAATAACTAATCAAGTACACTTTCATAATTTTTTCCAGAATATAAATTTAGTTTGTGCTTCAAGACCTTTAAAGGTGTTACTACTTATAATATTTTCTATTTCGTCCGGTGAAATACCACTCATGACCATCTCATTAATATCTTTAGCTGCAATTTTATCAGGCCAAATTACTACATTGTGGTCTAAATTGATTGCATCTTGCATCAATTTCACGATTTCTTTATTTCTAGGCTCATTATCAAAGATTAAAAGTTTTCTTTCACATGAAATATTTTTTGCTGTCACAGAGAGATTAGAATCACATGATGCAACACAATTTTTCAAGAATAAGCTATCTATAGGACCTTCAACAATTTTTACGGGTTGATTTAGGTCCAATCTTTCCATACCAAAGATAAGTTTGTGATTACTATCATTGGTACGTAAGGTTACGTATCGTATTTTTTCTTCTGAGGATTCTAATGCACGGCCAGAAACAGCAATAAGTTCATTGTGTTCATCATAGAAGGGAATTATTAGACGAGCATCGTCAATAATTTTTTTGCCATGATTTGGTATGAGGCTATCACAAAACTTCTTATAAGTCGAGGTGAATAAAAGTCTATCGTAAAAACGAGAAGGAATTTTCCTCTTCGTTACATATTCTAGACAAAAATGTCCACTTGGGAGTTTTTCGACCCATTCTGCATGATCGAAACTCTTTGCTCGATCAATCTTTCCAAATCTTGTCGTCGGGACATCAAACGCTTCTGGTGCATATCGTTCTCCTGTATGTCCCGATTTATATTTTTCAAGTGTATATTCTCGATATACAGCTGGGTCGACATGTTTGATGAGATTCGCAAGATTTGTTCCTACCCCACAGTTATGGCATCGGTAATAAAGACCATTGCCTTTTTTATAGACATATCCTCTTGCCTTTAATTTGTTCTTTTGGCTATCGCCACAAATTGGGCAAGAGAAATTCCAGAGATTTGCATCCTTTTGCTTAAAGTTTCTAAGGCGAGCGGATACTAGTTTTATGTATTTAGAGTCAATGTGTAACATAGTTGCATACTATAACACACATTGATGTTCATGTCAAATTATCCAAAAAATTTGCCTAAGAATCCTAGGTTAACATTGGACACTAACCAGGCAAAAACAACGACACCCCCGGCAACCATCCATCTCCATTGGGATAACTTTTTAAGTTCATCATCCTCTTTTCTATTGTGTTCGGTGATATGGTCACGTAATGATTTTATTTCATCCATAATTCTACGCTCAGTCAGCTCTACCTTATCAGATAGCTCACGGCTAATTGTGGTAATTCTGGAGTGAATCTCTTTTATATCCGAATTGGTGCTTTTTTCTCGGTCGTTCATGTCGTTGTAGATTTGGTTGACGATACGATCCTGGTTATCGACAAGTTTCTCGATAACTTTATCCATTTTGTCACATAGTTGAGTTAATGTTGCTACTTGGGTTTTCAGGACACCAACGTCAACCTTCAATTCTACTTCTTTTATTTCTATTGCCATTATTTCTTCTCAGGAATCTTTGTGCCTTCTAGTTTCTTATGCACTTTGATCGTCTTGCAAACTTCCTTTTCTTTTTTAGTTTTGTTATCAAACTCTTTAACACAAACCTTTTTTTCCTCGGCAGCCCAAACACTTGTTAGTGCTAATACGCCGATCATCATTGCTAGTAAATAATTCATTTTTCTTCCTTTTTAGTAAATTTTTCAGATGCGGTAAAACCTAGGCCTGCAATAACGATATACATCATAGAATCGAAAGTTTGTGACGTAACTTTAGTATTCCAAAAAAGTTCACCGATAAAAGAGGCAGCACAAAGTAAGAAAGCAAACAGTGTTATTGCTCTCTTACTACTGACACTGCCATTATGGCCATCAGCTAATAAACTGAGAAACCATGCTTTCATTTATAGTTCTGGATGCGGTGGTTGTGATGGTGCTGGTTTACCACCAAATCCTGTTGTAACTGCTGGTGCAAATGGCGATGGTGCAGGTGCCGATGCAACAAAAGCAGGCGTTGTTACACCACTAAAACTTGGCGTAGATGGTGTTGTTGGTGCAGGACTTACTGTTGTAGGCCGTGTTGCAGCTTGTAGTGCCATCTTCTGTGCATCTTTATCACCACCAGCCAACATGATACCAGACAATGTGCCTGTTAAGAATGTGGCAATAGGTATAATCAACTCAAAGAATTTTTGGTCAATTGGTGAAATAGCATTAAGCGGTTGTGTAACAAAGATTAATGAATACAATACCACAAATACGATACCAAACAATGTAAGTGCCAAACAAATACCAATAAAAAACTTTAGACGAGCCATTAACTGCTCTTCGGTATACATAAAATTCTCAGGTTGTTTTTCTTCTTTATTAAAAATATTTAAGTTCATTTGCAATTCGCTCCAGTTATTGGTGTTGGTGTATTTTGTGCAATCGGTTTATTTCCATCAGGCCCTAAGCGTGGATCATTTTGACCCTTAAAAATATGTTGAGGACAAGTTCTTGTTACATCGCATAGAGGTAACTTACATATGTCTTTGTCCCAATTGGCTGGGTCTTGGCATGGGTAACGAAACTTATCGCCACTAAAATATGCAAGTGTTAGTGGCAACAGTAACAAGAGAATTAGAAATTTAACTAATTTTTTATCATTCATTCATTTCACCTTTTTATTTTATTTATTTAAGCAAATCTTTGTAACTATGGCGACAACAGGTTTTCAAATATGTATTTTTGCCGTTATTATTCATAGTTTTAGCAGCATACACTTGAGCTGGTCGCTCACACTTTTTTACTTGACACATAGATGGAATGTCTAGTATCATTTTACTTGGCCAATGGATTGTCCATTGCTTTTTGAATCTTACTGTCAATCTCTTTACGCAAAACACGGATGTCTTGGTCAATT